ATAAGGTACAAACTCGTCACTCTCCTGATACGAGCAATATTAAGGAGAGTGACGAGTTTGTACCTTATATGGTACAGCGTTGGTGCTCGATGCACTCTCCTCAAATTGCTACTCTTATAAACTGTACGAGCAATAGAGTGTGGTCTGCACTCGGAGACAAAGAGATTTGGTTTAACTATATGCACGGAGTTATACCGCAATGCAAATTTAAACGTATTTCTTATATTAAAAAGAAAAAAGAGGCTGAAGTAGCAATAAAAAATAAAGACACTTTGCTTAAGGTTGCAAACAGCCTTGAAATATCTTCTCGTGAGGTAAGTCAATACATAGAACAATTTAAATTAGAACTACCATATGAAAAAAAGACTGCAACATAAAATCGAAAGAGGCCTTTCACATTTAAGCAAAGAAGAGCGTAACCAAGCACTTGATGCTAATGAAAATATTGAGCATGATGGAGTTAAAGGTATGGTAAAGCTTGAAGACTATACTAATAGTGATCTCAATCTTACTGGTTGGAAGCTGACTGGGGTTCTCGATGATATTTTAATGTGTCAGTTCGTTGATATTAGCGCAGATGGTACTGAGATTTGTAGAGGTGGTATTTGGGTACCTATTCATACCGGTATGCAAGCATGGCGTGTTGGTAAAGTATTGCTTGCAGGCCCTCGGGCTAAGGTAAAAGTCGGTCAACACGTTATCTTTCCGAGTACGTTTGGTTTGAAAGCTAATAACATAAATAATCTTAAGCACATCGTATTTTTAAATGAAGATCGTATCTTCGGTGTTGCAGAACCGGAATGAGAATATCCCAGTCAGCTCTTACTAAGCTTTTAGAAAAAAACGCCGTGGAACTTAGGTTCACACGGCGTCGCCCTATTGCGGGCTCTCCTCCCACTAGAAGAATGCTTGCAACTAATGATGGTATGCTGTTAAACAGCGCAGCTGGTAGAACTGCTCTAAACTTTAGAACTGCAACCGGTCGACTTAAATTTAATCCGTTACAAAAAGGATTGGTACTTACTTGGGATATCTTTATGCAGGATTATCGCTTAGTTCCGGCGGAATCCGTCGATGTAGTAAGTGTTATACCAACCACGCCTCCAGAAGAGTTCTGGAAGTATTTTAGTGAGGTACTAAGTAGAATGTCCGCAACTGATAAAGAACAGTTTATGGACAAATAAGATGCTACTTAATCTCGACAACAGCTTTAAAGAACTTTTTCAAAAAGACGTTCAACTCACGCTTAAAAATAAACCTTATAAAAAAGGTAAGTTAATTAATTTTAAGCTTTCAGGTTGTTACTTGTCGTTAGTTATGTTAACGGAAAAAAAGAAAGAAACATTCGAAATTCCGTTCCCGTATGCGATTAAAACAATTAATGGAAAATTGGTGTTTGACTACACTTTAAGTACCCTAGCTGAGCAAGATTATGATTTGCATGTTAATTTGAAATCAACCTCGCAAGTTAAAAATTGTAAGTTTTATAACGCAATCCTTACAATTACATCATTGAACTAATTAAGAGTGGTCCTATAATAACGGGATGCTACTTAATAAACCGTTACTTGATTACTTTCCGCAAGGCTTTACGCCTCGACCACATCAAGTAAAAGGTCTCGAAGATATTGAAGCAGCAATTCGAAAGGGTGCTAAGTTTATCATCGTACAGGCCCCTACTGGTTCTGGTAAATCGTTTATTAGTAAGACTCTTTCTAATACTACTAATGAGTGTGAAGCAGAGTACAAGAATTTAGTATTTAACTATCATGCTTTTGACGAAGATTACGATGGAGCGATGAGGAAGTTTCATCCGCACGGTCTATTTGCGCTTACTACTACTAAAGCATTACAAAATCAGTATAAAGACTTGTTTAAAGAGTCTTCTGTTTTTAAAGGTAAGAGTAATTATCAATGCGATGTAGACGAAAGCTTTACTGTAGATATGGCGCCGTGCGTTATATCTCAAAGTTTAAGAAAGTCTTGTTGGGAGGAACATCGCTGTCCTTATTACGAATCTCGTAACAGCGCATTAATTGAACGCTTTACAGTTCTTAACTACGCCTCGTTTTTTAACTTACCTGACCATTTAAAACGTAGACAAATGATCGTTGCCGATGAATGTTCGGAGCTTGAAGATGAAATGGTAAAGAACTTCTCAACAGTTATTGATTATCGTAAGTTGACTCAAAGCGACGTAAAATTTACTAAGCTTACTTCTGAATTACCTGCAAAAGCGCTAGGCTGGCTAACTGATCTCGCTAACTCTATTAAAGAGGTTATTGATTCGAGAGCTAACCGTACACGGTATGAGAATAATAAGATGGAGCTTATTATGCAGCAGGGCCGTAAAGATCTTTATGAGTCTATTGTACATACTATAGACCATTGGGATAAAACTCAATATATCATTGAGAAAGACGCAGAGAAGGCGACGTTCACACCTCTTAAGATTGATGCATTGAGTCACTGTTTGTTTGATTTTGCAGATGTAGTAATTTTAATGAGTGCTACTATCGTAGACAAGAACATCTTTGCAAAGACTCTAGGTATTAAAGAGTTTGAATATGTCGAGATTGAGTCTACGTTTGACCCTAAGAAGAGTCCTATTTACTGTCATACAAAGTTTCCATTAAACTATAAAACACTCGATAAGAATCTACCTCAAGTGGTGGAGATTGCTAACACTTTAGCTGAAAGTCATAAAGGGGAAAAGGGTATTATACATACTCATTCGTTTGTAATTACTCAAGCTGTTCAAAAGAAACTTAAAGGTAAAAGATACCTATATAGAGAGGAAGGCTCAACTAATGAATCGATTATCAGAGAACACACTCTTCGACAGGATGATACTGTACTAATTAGTCCCTCGTTAACTATGGGCTTAGATCTTAAAGGAGATCTCGGTAAGTGGCAGATTATTATTAAACTACCTTACCCTTCTTTGGCAAGTAAGAGAGTCAAAAAGCTGTTTGATGAAGATCCTAGCTGGTATAAAATGCGTATGTTTATTGCATTAATTCAAGCATGTGGCCGGTGTACGCGAAGTGCTGAAGACGAAAGCGTTACATATATCTTAGACGGATTATCCGCTAACACTATTATTGATAATAAGAGAATACTTCCTAAACACTTTTTAGATCGTGTTGTGTAAGTATACTCGTGCAGAAGTATACATACCACTGGGAAGTAAAGGATTTATTAACGCAGTTTCTCCAGGCCTTTGACGGTGCTATTGTTAAAAGATATGATAACACCAGAAGAGCCGGACAAACGGTAGGTGTTCGTTATGTATATTCTCCAAAGCAAAGAGTGCTTTTTGATCTTGTAGATAAAGCACAGCATATAACTTTACCAGCTGTATCGTTTTGGATAAATTCTATTAGTAGAGACTCAGAACGGGTTTTTAATAAACTCTACGGTCAGTACTGGAATAATAGTTTTAACAAATCTTCTTCAGAAAAGAATCTACAGCCAGTACCTATTAATATAGAAGTATCAGTCTCTATATTAACCAAATTTCAATCTGATATGGATCAAATTTTAAGTAACTTTGTTCCATATAGTGACCCTTACTTTATAATTTCCTGGACTCGGGAAGGAATGGCTGATCTAGAAATACGTTCTGAGGTTCTCTGGAGTGGAACACTCGCGATGACGTACCCGGTTGAGCAAGCTGCAACTCAGCCCACTCGGGTAATATGCGACACATCCTTTACAATTAAAGGGTGGTTGTTTAAAGCAGATGCTGATCCGGTTGGAAGAATATTTAAAATTGATAGTAATTTTTATGCGGTATCTGGCACGCCAACTTTACAGAATATAGAATATCTCACAGACCCGACTAGTACTGAATCATTTGTACTTTCTGCAATACCACGTATACCTTATGCGAATCGCTGGATTACACCTATTACTCTTCCAGGTACAGTAGAGTTGTATGGAGATATGTACACCCACACAACAAGTGTATTTCTTAGTGGTAACAATTGTATGTTTGGCCCGCTAAGTACAACATTTATTATTAACCCATTTGCATTATCTCCTTCGTTGTCTGCCGGGTATCCAGCTTTATCTGGAGTAATCCCGGTAGTTAGCTACAGTGTACAAAGTGATAACAAAATGGTAGTAAACTACCCAGCGCCCTCAGCAATCGGTTTCTTTGATGTTATTGTCGTTAACGATGCTGGCTACACTAAATTGTCTGTCGATTCTTATAACATTAATTTAAGTACCCAGTATCCTTATATATCAGGCGTACAAGTAATATAATATGGCACTCGTAACAAACGGTTTAATTAATCAATTAGATGCTAGTATACTATCTCTTTCTGGGTTTAGTAATAATCAAACGTTGCTAGATTCATTTGTGCCTGATCAAGTAGGTACAAACACTTGGCACGGCTCAAACGGTTATAGTATGTATGTTGTTACTAACGCTAGCCCATTAGGCGATAAACCTGTTATTCGGTTTGTAACTGGCAACTTAACCCCGAGTAATTTTAACGATTACTTAAACTATAATGCAATAACTGTAACAATAGCTGCTAAACGTACCGGAGCAAGCTACACTAATGGTTGGCAGGGCTTATTTAGTCTACCTTTTTATAATACTGGTCGCGGAGTTAAAGGGGTTTCTTTATTTTCTATTACCAACAATAATAATGTGGGAGGGTTTAATAACTGGGGTACATACGGTGGTATAGTAACAACAGCATCTGCTAGCGCTATGAATTTAAATGCCCCGTATGTTGTGAGTATGTCTGTTAACCCTGACACTTCTGGTACATTTTATACTAATACCTCTGCAACTGGTACGTTTACTAACACTAAAGCTCAAGGCTATTACGGCCTTGGCGGATTAGAGAGCGCCGAAGGATTCTTTGTTGGTGATATATATGAAGTATTAGTTTATAATAGAGTATTATCTTATTCTGAAGTATCCGCTAATTCAAATTATTTAATCAATAAGTGGTTTCCGGCCGCGCCTACTCCTACGCCAACGATTACCCCGACGCCAACGATTACGCCTACCCCTACGATCACACCTACTCCTACTATAACGCCCACTCCAACTATAACGCCCACTCCAACTGTAACATCTACTCCAACTGCAACACCGACCTCTACGCCGACAGTAACTCCTACACCAGAGCCAACTGCATCGCCAACCCCCGCTCCAACTGCAACACCGACCTCTACGCCGACAGTAACTCCTACACCAGAGCCAACTGCATCGCCAACCCCCACTCCAACTGCAACAGCGACCGCTACGCCGACAGTAACTCCTACACCAGAGCCAACGGCTACCCCAACGCCTGAGCCGACCGCAACACCTACACCAACTCCAACACCGACCAGTACACCTACACCAACTCCAACAGCAACTCCGGTGCCAGTTACATCTGGATTATTATTACAACTTGACGCTAATGACACGGGCAGCTATCCGGGTTCTGGTACTGCGGTTTTTGATTTGATCAACAATTATGATCATACATTGTCTAGTGCAACTTTTACAACTTTGAACGGTGTAAAATGTTTTGATTGTACTGCCGGAAACAACAGAGTCCAAGTAGATGGAACTGGTCCTACGCTGCCAACTACTGGATATACATACATCACTTGGGCAAGATTGATTGCAAGTGATACATCGTTTAGAACTTTGTTATATACAAATTCTCCACGCTATACTCCAATTACAATTCCAAGTGGAACAAATACATTGGGATACTGGGATAGTGCGTTTAGAAGTTCTGGATATGATCTATCATCTACCGAAGAAGTCTGGGTGCAATTTGCCGTAGTTGGAGATAACGTTTCTCAAATATTCTATATAAATGATGCACAGGTTGGAAGTTCAATTGCGTATGGTTCCGGTGGAACTACGCACTATGGTTGGGGTAATAATTTTACTGTTGGGCAACCTTTTGGCCATGTAGCAAATTTGTATTTGTATGACAGAAAACTTTCACTTTTTGAAATAAGTCAGCAATATAATTCTCTAGCGGCAAGGTTTGGGATTACACCAACGCCGACGCCGTTGCCAACAGCAACGCCAACGCCTACACCAACGCCAACGGACACACCATAAATAGTAAGTGGTTTGCATATCTTTAAAAATAGTTTATAATAAACGTTTCCACCGTAAATATATCTAAATGGCCGACGACATACAACCTAATTTCTTTACAAAAGCGTTTAATAGCTTTGTAAATAAGCTTCCTTATTCAAGCGGCGGCGGAGCTGTTACTACTGCAAAAGAACTTAATCCTAAGTTTGATACGTTTCATAAAGTAGGTAGCTCTCAAAAAGATAGAGTTTATAAACAAGCTGTATCTACTTCAGATCAACCAGGTTTACCGTCTTTAGAGGGAGTAGTAGTTAATAAAGCTTATCACGATTACCTATATGCTCTAATCGATACCGATAAACCTAAGCGCTTATCCGATTACCGTATTATGGCGTCTTATGCTGAAATTAGTCATGCATTAGATGAAATTTGCGATGAAATGTTAGTTAAGGATGAAAGGGGCAAATATTGCGCTTTAACTCTAGCAGAAGGTAAAGATGAAGTTATTGTAAAAGAACTTCAAAAGAATTTTAATCAGTTAATCGAGCATTTCAATATCGATAATAAAGGCTTTGAATACTTTAGATCGATTTTAATTGATGCCGAGCTTTATTTTGAAAATGTAATTAACGAAGAGAAGAAAGAAGCAGGTATTATAGGCGTTATTCAAGTACCCTCAGAGCATATTAATCCTGTATACGACAATATTCAGAACATGCTCATTAAAGGCTACATTTTACGTAAGCCAGTTATTGATGCATCATCTAATAATCGTTCAGTAGCTAAACAAGAGCTTATTCCTCTAGAAAGACATCAAGTAACCTATTTTCACTCTCACGTATGGAACGAACATAAAACTATTCGTTTACCTTATCTTGAAGTAGCACGTAGAGCATATAAACAGCTATCTTTAATTGAAGATAGTATCGTTGTTTACCGTCTAGTAAGAGCTCCAGAACGTCTTGTATTTAAAGTAGATGTAGGTAATATGCCTGCTCCTAAAGCAGAAGCTTATATTAAGCGTTTAATGCAATCGTATTGGTCTAAACGCACTTACGATTCCGATCAAGGTAAAAACGTTAATGTTTACGACCCACAAAGCATGCTAGACAGTTATTGGTTTGCTAAGAGACCAGATGGTAGCGGTACTGATGTAACGTCTCTTGCAGGTGGCGCAAATCTTGGCACTCTAGATGACTTAAATTACTTTGTTAAGAAACTTTATAAAGCGTTAAGAGTACCTTCGAATAGATTAGACCCAGAATCTAAATTTGCTGATGGCGCCGAAATTTTAAGAGAAGAGCTTAAGTTTGCTCGTCTTATTATTCGCTTCCAACGTCAATTTGCTTCTACACTTAAAGAAACCTATATTACCCATCTTAAGCTAAAAGGGCTTTGGGAACAATATAAGCTCAAGGAAAGTGATATACATTTATCGTTTAATCCTCCTTCTTACTTCCACGTTGCCCGTGAAGCTCAGATTCAAGAGCTCAAATTTAAGACCTTTAACGATTTAGCCAGTACTGAAGCAGTGTCTAAGTCTTATGCTCTTAAGAGATATATGGGCTGGACAGATGAAGAAATTAAGATTAATAGAGAGTGGCAAAAGAAAGATGCTGCCTTTAACTTTGAAGTTGCTCAAATTACTGCTGCTGGACCGAACTGGCGTCAAGGTGTTGCAGCTGGAGCAGAAGCCGGCGCTGCTGCAAGTGGTGGCGCCGCAGGGGCTGCGCCTGGTGGTGGTTCTCCACCAGCGTTTGGAGCGGCTCCTGGAGCGGGTGGTAGTGCATTACCTCCAGCAGGTGGGGAAGCTCCTGAAGCAGGTGGTGCGCCCGAAGCAGGAGCAGCAGCTCCTGAACCAGCGGGTGGTGCAGCTAGCGCATTACCAACAGGTTAACCCATGAAGAACATTGGAGGTTCTTGATCCTCCTGGCGAGTATTGAGCAATTGCTCTTCGAGTTCTTTCTTTTCAGTGGTACCCTGAGACATTAACTCTTGGTACTGTAAAGTGCCGCTACCGAACAATTGAGTGTTCTGGAATTTACCACGAGTATTGGCAATATTAATTTTGAATAGCGCTTTTGCGTATTCCATTACCCAACGCTCTTTAACTAGATCTTTAATTGGACGCTCAAGTCTTAAATTAACTACAGCCCAATATCTAGAAGTACCTTGGGTATTAATTAAACCTGGATCAGGAGTAATACGTAGTACTTGAGTACGAGGGTCAAATCTAAAGTAAGGTTGTTGAGCAAATACCTTTTCCCGTGTCTTTAACCAATCTTTAAGTATATGCCAAGATATTACATCGAATGCTTTACTACCTAATGAATAAGCAAAGTGCATTTGTTGAGCCATTGATTGCTCAATAGTGAATAGAGTATTAACGCCGTTATTAGAACCTACATTAAATGAAGTTACTTCGATAACTTTTCTCCATTCTTCAAAGTCGCTATCATAACCAGATTGGAAAGTACTATTAATAGCTGATAGTTCTGGGTTCAATACGTTATTAATAAGAGTATCCATTTTAATACCCTTACCCGCTGTATATAAACTACTATCAAACACTACAATTTCTTCTGTGCCAGGAGTAAACTTAGTATATAACTCAATTGCATAAGCAATAGCATCATACGCTGCATTACATGCAATCTCTAAGTTGATTACAGGTGCACCAAGTTGAAAAAAGATGCGCTCAGCAAGCATATCATAGCTTGCGATTCTACTATTGAGATTGGTAGATAAAAATGCTGAAGGTGCCGTAGTATTTGTAGCCATGCCTTCTATTACTTACTTTAGCTCTAATACTTTTAATAATGTATTAAATACTTCTTCAGCAGTAACAAAAGCGTCTTGATTGTACTCGCATTGCTCCCAAAGCCAGAATTGCTTATCTCTAAGGTAAGACTTGTGCTTTAATATGTTGTTATTCTCGTTATATCCAAATATACGAGGGTCTGATTGAGAGAATATAACAATACCCGGCTTACGGAGATAGTAGTGGTTTAAGTGCTGCAAAAAACTATCCACTGATATCCAGGTATCCGTTTCACTAACCAAGTTTCTAATCTCGGCAAAGCTTAAGTTTTGCTTAAACGTAGTGACTCCTTCAATCTTAGGGTCTTTACTAGAGCCTATCTGTATGACTTCTACCCCAGCTTTATTCATTAATTCAACCAACTCTTTCCAGTAAGGAAATTGTTTAGGATTTACCTTGCCGTTACGTAAGGTTTGTGCAAAAGGACTTATTAATACTTTTTTCATGTTGTGTACATTTTTTTATAAGCTTCAGATAAAGACTGCTTCCAGTTATGACGATCCATCCAGCCATATATGTTATAATCTTCAACTTTTACAAACGAAGCACATTCCCCTAAGCTCACTATCTTAATACCTTCTTCTCCTTCAAACACGCCCGGGTAACATGCTCCGATAACAATAGTGTGATCTTTATACTTGCTCTTAATAGCTGGTAGAGCGGCTCTAAATGCGTAGTGGTCGCCAATACCTGAATCAAGAGGAATAATTTTCATCTTAACTGCGTTTATTTTCCACTTCTTTAAATACTCATGGAATATCTTTTCATCTCCATCAAACATCTTTATATTGTTTTGACTTCTGATACCGCCTGCCCCGAAACGCATATGCCAAGTCTTAATCCCAGTTAAAACCACTAGCTTCCAACCAGCACGTTTTATTTCATGAGTAAAGATTGTTTCTTCTCTATGACCAACTCGAGATAATCTTAATTCATAGCCATGTGCAGCTGCTTCTCTTTTAAATAAAAACGTACTACCTTGTAAATGATCTACTTCTATATACTGTTGTAAATCTGTATTGCACCATTGTATATTAAGACCTAGAAATATATCTTCCATTTTGTTAGAAGCCATGGAATGCTTAACATCGTTTTTAGGATCTAAGATTAACGGACCCACTGCGCCGATCTTGGTATCACTAATAGCATAGTTATATAGATCTTGAAGTGTGTTAGGTTCCATCACGTTATCGTCATCTAAACGCCAGATCCATTCAGAAGTAACATCTTTAAGTGCTTGCTGGTGGTTATGTATCTGACCTTTACGGGCACCTACTTTTACTTCCCAGTTAATACCTACTCTATTTAAAAGAGTAAAGAGATTCCTGTATATTTCATTATTTCTTAAATCTTCTAAAGCATCGTTATCATCATAGATAATAAGACGAGCAGGTTTTAACGTTTGATTAATTAATGACGTTAATACTAAAGGAAAGGTATTGTGATATCTACCTTTAGTTGAGACTGTAGCGGTTACGTTGTTTGTAATCATTTGCTTGCGTGTAAAAATGCTTTATGTTGATCGAAGTCTTGTACCCCATGTACGGTAAACCCACCTTCTGCAAGAGCTACTTTAATATTATTAGTCATTGCTTGCATCAATATAATTACAAGCTTTCCGCCAGGCTTCAACACTCTATGCCACTCTTTAACATACTCAGGAAGATCAGTACTCGTAACTCTCTCTATAGAATTAATTAAAGCAATTTCACTGACTGTATTATTTTCAAAGTCTAAGTGATTCCACTCTAATAAAAGCTCACTGTGCTTACTATTACCCACTCTAACATGAACCGGTAAAGAATTATCATGCTCTAATGTAAGATGTAGTTTAATATCCTTATTATAGCGTTTTAAGTTAACCAAACTATTACGTTTAAATGTAACATTACCATATTCCTCGATATGCTCAAATGTGCCTTCAGCATAATGATATATAGGGAATGTACCTGTAAAGGTTTTCGGACTAGATAAAGTTACAGGGCCACCTGGTACTGGATGGTGTCTATATCCTTTCAAAGCCGCTCTAACACAAAAGTCTATATCTTCTGCACTACCCGGACTAAAGATTTCATCAAGCAAACCAAGTTCATCAAACAAGTGACGCGGCACCATAGCGCAAAAGAATACTATAAAGTGATGCTGAGTTATCTTATCGTAAAGCTCTAGAGGGCCCGATACACTTGCTTTATTATCCCGCGTGAATGGTTCTTCAAGTAGCTCTAACCACCTGTTCTTAGGTTGATCTAAAAGCTTAGTATCGTTATTGAGTAGAACAACGTATTCCCCTTGAGCAGCTTTAATACCTAGATTAGTAGCTTTAGTATATCCAATACCGTTCTTTTCTCTAATTAATTTGAAGCTAGGATAAACATGAGATAATGCTTCTACGTATTGATGAGTTGCGTCAACACAACCATTAGCCACTACAATAACTTCAGTTTTATCAAGATCAGTAAATTGGATGATACTTTGCAAGCATGGCTTAAGAAAATCATCTAGGTGGTTATAGGTCGGTATAACTATGCTGTATTTTGGTTTGCCCATTACTTT